AACGCTATCAGATTTGATTCAGACATTGTTTTGGGGAGTGACCAAGAATCATCACTTGTTAGATTGACGTTCAACAGTGGTGCAGATAGAGGATTGCAACAGAATCCCAACGGTGACGGAACGATTGGAATGGGTGTAAACGGGGATAACGGTCACTTTGCTGTTATTAGAAAAGCAGACTTCAACGTCGGAAATCGTTCAATGGAATCTGGAACAAAAACAGCCCTCGGAATGGCAAACCCGCAATTCCTTGTTTACTCTGCTGATCACAACGATGCAAATGATTACGTTCGTATTGAACATGATCAAACCAACGCAAATATTTTTGCTGGTAATGGCGACATAAACCTGTGTCCAATCACAGGAGGTGCAGTCGGACTAAGTGGCCATCTCAGATTCCCTGATGGCACAACACAAGACACGGCACACCGAGGCGAGGACACAGCAACATTTAGTATTCGTGCTTCGAGTGCGATCTCTACAGGTAGTAAAACAGACACCTTGTTCAGAGTTCCTTACAATGCGACATTTACACAACTACAAATTAGATCTGGTGCGACAGGTGGATTTACAGGATCATTCACGATTGCTGGACCAGATTTTGGTGCACCAACGACAAACTCAATTCATGGCGCGACGTTGGGAACAATAGGATTCACCGCGAGTTCTACTTCGTTTGACTTTGCCTCTGCCACAGCAGGAGACTTCTTGTTCTTCAACGTAGGATCAAATGGTGCAGGAGCGACCACAGTTCAAGCCTTCGTGACGTTTGAGAGGAGATAATGTATGGCATTTGACGTAAGATATTGCAATCCAGATTTAGCCACTGGAGATAATGACGGAAGTTCAGAAGCGAATGCTTTTCAATCTGTTTCTGAAGCCGAGTCTTATATTGAATCTAACGGTCCCGGTGTTCATATGTATTTCAAACGTGCATCATCTAGAGTAAATGCAACTATTGACTTGAGTGCTACCTTCAACGACACTACAAAGAAAACGATTCTTGAGGGCTACGAAACAACACCGGGAGACAACGGCAAGTTTCAGATTGGTCACAGTGGCAATGGTCAAATTCGTTTTCAATCCAATGCTGATGGAGTGATTCTTCGCAACTTTGATGTTGAGTATTCAAGAAGCGATACTAACGGCTGCGTGTATAGTCAGGGTATGACAAATGTGATTGAAAACTGCAAGATTCATAATTTAAACACCAGTGCGGGGCGTGGAGCGATACGCTACACTCAGGATTGTACGATCATAAACAATGAAGTGTCCTCTGCTGCTGCATCTTATCAATCAACAAACGCAGTGATTTTTGGTTCAAATCTTCGTGGTGGAATCATCTGTTATAATCTAATCAAAGGAGCCAAGGGTATTGAAAATAGTAGCCGTTTCTTTGGTTTTGCTTGTGTTGGTAATGTGATTATGCCAAACACTGCCGATGGTGTTGATTTAGATATGGGCATTCAAATGACACTAGCACAAGAGGGAAGTGGTGCTAACGAAAACAGAGGCACTTTCTGTGCAGGAAATACCATATTCAATTTTCAAACCACTGGTATTGAAATTACAGAGCAGCCAAACGATACTGACGCATATGCAAATATGTTTACACAAAATCTTCTTTTTGCCGGTGACTCGTCTGCGAAAGGCTTTCTCAACTCAGACTCAACGAATACAGGGATCGCTTGTTTTTCAAACAATGCAATGAACTCGGATGTGATTTCGTCTAGTAATCGTTTCGATGGCTTTGGTGACACACCAACAGATCACGTTGTTCTCTACACCGGCAATCCGTTTGTTAACAACGACCCAACAAAGGGTATTGATAGAAATAGTAGTCTTTACAAAGCAGGATTTTTTACATCAAACTTTGGGGCAGTTCAGAACGAAGACTTTGAGTTTGTTTCAGTTTCATAAAGGAAAATAAATGTCATTCGATAGAGAAAAAATAAACAAAGAGATTGAAGATCTACTTTCTTCAGGTGAAGATGTTTTTGATTTTGACTTTAGTTTTGCTGATGATATAGAAGTGAAAGAACACACTGGCGCATCAAGCGATGAGAAGAGCAAGTTAGAGGCTCTTGAGAAACTTGTTTTGCCATTACTGTATAATTTGAAGAAAGACACATCCAAAGATTACATTCTTTGGGATGGCGCGAAGCGGGCCGCACAGTGCGAGGAACAAATTACTCGCATTTTAGAATGAAAGTCTTGTCTGAGTGGGGCGACTGCGAATAATAAATAAGTTAGAATTCAAACCCCAACAAATAGGACTTTAGAATGTATAAGACCGCTATCATTATGACTATTGCTACGACCGCTTTTGCTGATCTTGGCGGTGTTCCCACTGAATACTATCACTCAGAAATTTTTGGCGAGAGTTGGGAAGCGACTGTGACTGCTTCAGTTTATACAGACGACGATCAACAAGATTGGTTTGGTGTACCTGAAGATGGCATATTGATTTCATATACCATCACGAACAGTGAGCGTTCACAGTCTGACATAGAAGACGTAGATATGTTTGTTGGCACAAAGTCTGAAGATCTTGATGGCTTCGCTTTTCCTGGCTACTTTAGTTTTGATCCACTAGACCTATTGAATCCTGATTACAACGCACCAGATTACGTTGAGTTTTCTTATGAGACAGGCCTTTATAACTGGGACTGGGGCAGTGAGGGAAACGATCTATCCTCAGGCCTGAGACCTGGGGAACAAGCGACACTCTTCATCTTCGCTTACACAGATTCTTGGATCGAAAGCCCTGGAATAGTTCAAGGTGATAGTGATGCTGGTATCTTCTTTACTTTAGTACCAGAATTAGAAGCAGTTCCTATTCCAGCACCAGGATCATTAGCCCTCATGGGTGCTGCGTGCATCGGTAGAGGAAGACGAAGAAGATAAGTTGTCCAGTCGTGTATAAATACATGGCATGGCAAGATACTCAGATTTAGATTTAGACTTTGCAAAAAACCCGCTATCGTTAGATGTCAATGTTAAAACAGACGTTGATGCGGTAAAAAGGTCTATCAAAAATTTGATAATTCCTGGTAGATACGAGAGACTGTTTCAGCCAGATCTGAGTGCCGGTGTTTCTGGACTGTTGTTTGAGCAACTAACACCAGGAACAAAAAACACTATCGAGACAAGAATTCGTCAAACTATTCAAAAGAATGAGCCGAGAGCCAACCTTCGTAATGTTCAAGTGTTAGAAGATTTTGACAACAACGAATTAAAAGTCACGGTAGATTTCACCGTTGTAAATATATCAAGACCAGTCAATCTTGAATTCACACTCAGAAGGTTACGATAATGGCAGAACTAAAAGTTGACTCACTCGATTTTGATACGATCAAGTCAAATCTCAAAGCATTTTTTGAATCACAAGATACGTTTAAAGACTATGACTTCAATGGCTCTGGTCTATCTGTTTTGTTGGACATTCTAGCGTACAATACACACTATCAAGGATATTATGCACAACAACTTGCAAACGAGTCCTTTCTTGATACAGCCGTTTTGAGAAACTCGGTCATATCAAACGCTAAAACTCTGGGATACACACCGACATCAGTGACGGCACCAACAGCAGTCGTAGATGTTATTTTTGATACACAACCAGAGAGAGATATTATTCCTTTTGGTGCTGATTTTGCCACAACTTTTGATGGTGTGACTTACACCTTCGTGGCTGATAAAGATTACAGTATTACATTCGACACCAATAGAGGTAAGTATGTGGCAAGTAATGTCAACATTAAAGAGGGAAGTCTCAAATTCTTCTCTTTCATAGCCGACTCAAGTTTGACAAATCAAAGATTTGAGATACCGACAACGGCTGTTGATACTAGCACTCTGAAAGTTAGAGTTCAAAAATCAAAAACTGACACTACAGGCTTCTCAGATGTTTGGGTGAAAGCAGATAATGTCACAAACTTTACTGGTGAAACAAAAGCCTATTACCTACAATTAGGCATTGATGGTAAGTATGAAGTCTACTTCGGTGATAATATAATCAGCCAAGGACTTGATAGCGGCAACGTAGTCATCCTGCAATATCTTACAACCTCTGGACCAGCAGCCAACAACGCTGGTAAATCAGATGCAAATGCTTCAAGGACATTTACATATTCTAGTACGACAGCGAACACGGTTGAAGTTATCTCTGCTGCTTCTGGTGGTGCCCTCGCAGAGAAGATTGAGTCAATACGATTCAACGCACCAAAACTTTATCAAGCACAAAATAGAGCGGTCACCGCTGAAGATTACTCTGCAATCCTTCGACAAGAGTATGGTGATGTTGAGTCTGTTTTTGTTTGGGGTGGAGAAGAAAATGATCCGCCTGAGTATGGTAAAGTTTTTGTTGCACTGAAACCAAAATCAGGTAACGAGTTGAGCGTAACCGAAAAACAATCTATTGCGAAAAAACTGGTTGATGGCAAAAATATTGTTGGTGTGATACCAGTCATTGTCGATCCTGACACCACGTTCATTTTAGTTTCAAGTGTTGTCAAGTATGATCCAAATAAAACTGTGAAAAGCCCAGACAAACTAAAGAGCCAAGTTACCCAGGCAATCGCAAATTACGGTGATAACACACTCGAAAAGTTTGGTCGTGGTTTTAGGTACTCAAAGTTTATCAAAGAAATAGACGATACTGATGTTAGTATTCTCGGTAATAATACGACGATCAACGTTCAAAAAAGACTCACACCAGTTCTCACATCAAGGGCAACGTACAAGGTAAAGTTCAACACTAATCTGCATCATCCGCACGATGGACACGCCTCAATCACATCCTCTGACGCTTTCACTTATTATGATAGTGCCACAACATCAAATAAAATTTCATATCTGGATGATGATGGCTCTGGCAAACTTCGTATTTTCTACTTATCAGGTACGACTAAAGTTTATATCACAGACGACATTGGAACAATAAATTATACCACTGGCGAATTGCAACTCGTGGATTTTGAACCGATCGCAATATCATCGGGTAACTCTTTTATTCGCATAACGGTCTTACCTGGTGAACCTGCTGGAGCAACAGACATAAATTCTGTTCGTGAGCAAATACTCACCATCGATAGAACAGACCCTGATGCAATAACCGTGACGATGACCATAGATGAAATTGACAGAGACTACACAAATACAGGTGTAAGTTTGGCTTCTTCTGATTCACAAGCATCGACAACCACACAAACTACACAAGTTCAAACAAATATTAGTTCTGGTTCATACTATTAATGTCTACTAATCCATTATTATCAAGTGCCATATCTGAGCAAGTTCCAGGGTTTCTGCGTGTAGATCACCCAGTTTTTGTTTCATTTCTCGAAGCGTACTACGAGTATCTTGAATCTGATAATCCAAAAACGGTCACATCATTTGAGGATATCAAAGATGTTGATAAGTCGTTAGACATCTTCATTCAAAACTTCAAAAATGAATTTCTCAAGGACTTTCCAGAGAGTCTCGTCGTTGATCCTGTCACAAACAGACCCGTTGAACAAAGAAAACTAATTAAGAACATAAACAGTTTTTACAGATCAAAAGGTACACCAAACGCTATAAAATTTTTGATTCGTGTTCTGCTCGATTCAAACGCAGATATTTATGAGCCAAGTTCTGATATGTTCAGAATTTCTGATGGTAAATATATCGTCGATAAAACTATTCGCACGACAAGCACGCAAGGTCAAAAATTATTTTCTTCGATTGGTAAAGAGGTTCAACAACTCGCAGATGACAACAAGACCATCAATTCAAGGGCGATAGTTTCTACGGTAAACTTTTTTGATACCAGTTTTGGCACTATCTCAGAATTTTTCTTGAAAGGTGTGAACGGGCAAAACTTTGAATCAGGAAAAGGAATTCAATTCACCGATGATAATGGTAACGTGGTTAGAGAAAGAAAAGTCATTTCGGTTTTGAGAAACATAACTGTTGATCCGCAAAACAGAGGAACAGGATATGAAGTTGGGGACAAACTTACGATCAGAGCGTCTGGTGATGATACAGGTATCAACGCGAAAGCCAGTGTGAGAAAAGTTGGTTCTAATGGTGAGTTGAGAGAGATCGAGATAGATGATTTTGGTATAAACTATGAAAAAAATCCTGACATTACAGCGATTGACACTGTTTTTGGTGCGGGTGGTATTACAGGTCTCACCACAACAATAGGTGCTCTCTGTGAGTATCCTGGATATTATTCTTCTAATGATGGGCTAATATCTACGAACAAAAAAATTCAAGACAACAAATTCTATCAAAACTTTTCATACGTCGTTCGTGCAGAGGCAAGAATAGAAGATTATCGTGACGCTTTGATGAAGATAGCACACCCAGCAGGATTTGGTTTCTTTGGACAAATTAGATTCATAAGATGCAACGAGAGTGATGTGCCGAACCACAACTTAGTTTTTTCAATCAAGAACAAACTTATTGGTAACTATGCACCATACACGAACAAAACATTTGACAACTTGAACTCTTGGTTCGTTGACAAGGATGGTGCTTCTGCTGGTTATGATCCTGCTGTTCATGACGCTGCCATCACAGGTAATCTTGTCTCCGTTCAAGGTAATCCAGTATCATCTGAACTTTTCTTTGAAGACTTTGGTACTTCGCCCAATGCCTTATCTGGTCCTGGTTTTGGTGATGAGGCAGATCCGTTCTACATTATCGCGTCACACCCTAACGTATTTTACGACAAAAAAATTCAAACAGGTAGATTATCATCAGCCTTCAAAGATGAGTGTTTCGCTGGCGAGAATGCAGACGGCACAACAGGTTGGAGAGAGTTTCATAAAGTCTACGGACAAGGTTCTATCGAAGGCACGGCAGGTTTTGATGGTGGGGCAACTGGATGGTCAGCAGACTTCACTGGTAAATTTGCTGATACCACACTGATGTATTTTCAGGGTGAAACAGAAATGAGAAAAATTTTCATCAAGAGTTTGATAGACGCAGACCAAAGTGAGGCACCTTTATTTGATTGTAGACGAGATGATGGATATTTGACATAAATAGAACAATAGACGAGGAATAACATATGGTAGTTTGCGATCCATTTCGCCAAGGTTTTAGACACTTTCTGAACAATATTCACTTTGATAAGTATCAGTTCTTATCGAATGAGTATTGGTTTTTAGGTCTTGCAAAATCAGATCCATGGGTAGACTCTGTTGGAAATGCCATAGACAACACACCACCCACAAATATTGACTCGGTGGAATCACAAGTAAACTTTAAGAGAAATATGCTTTTTTCGAAAAGAATTTTTCCTGGTGATGTTTCTTTGGCAGTTCGTCGAGTTGATTGGGAAGCAAATCAGATTTATACTCAGTATGATGATGATGTTGATTTGTTCAATGATATCAATCCAGCAAACTTTTATGTGTTAGTTGAAAAACGAAGAGTATACAAGTGCATATCAAACAATAGCGCCTCACCAAGCACAGTGGCACCAACGCATACAGATACGTCTATACGACAACTTTCTGATGGTTATCGTTGGAAGTTTCTTTACACCATCACAGAAGACAATGATGAAAACTTCTTATTAGACGATTTTATGCCTGTGGAATATATTAACGACATTCCAAATAATGCCACAAAACTTCTTCAATGGGATGTTCAACAAGCCGCTGTTGATGGCTCAATAGAACACGTTGAGGTCGAGTCTGTCGGTGCTACTTTCACCAGAGGAATTTTGCCTGGTGATCTAACAAACGTATTCTCTACAGGCATCTCTGCGGGCAGTCTCACGGGATTCATTTCGTCTACCGCTCTCGATTTTGCCACTCCGAATGCCATCGTAGACTATGCGATTAAAGTTGACACAGGTCCTGGTGAAGGACAACAAAGAAGAATTATACAAAGTTCTGCGACTGAGAAAGGCACCGCTGGTAACCCCATACTTCAAATTACCGTTGATAGACCATATGACACCGAGGTAAGTGCAAACTCTTCAACATTCTCGATATCACCTAGTATTTTAGTTCGTGGTGATGGATCTTCAAATAACAATACCCTTAACACTACCAACAATCATGCTGAGTTCGTTGCTGTTCTCGATGAAAACAGAAGGCTTAGTTCCATCACCGTTCAAGATGCTGGTAAAAATTATAGTCACATTAAGTTAGATGTTTTGCCAGCCGATCCACTTGGAGATAATACAAATCAAAATGCATTGGCTAGAGCAGTGGTCTCACCTGAGGGTGGTCATGGTTCTAACGCACCTTCTGAACTCGGGGCTTCAAAGATCATTGTCAGAAAATCATTTGTGTCGAATGAGTCTAGTGAGGCGGTTGTTGATAATGATTTCAGACAGTTTGGTCTTATTCGAAATCCAGAGTTGAGCAATCGAAGATTCAAACTTCAACTACTACAACCAACCTCTATTGGTGATTTTGTTGCTGGAGAAACTGCTACACAAGGTTTTTCTGGTGGTGAGACAAACGATTCTGTGACAGGTTTTAACATTATCAGAGGAACTGTGGTATCATTTGATCACAGTTCAGTCACTGGATGTAGCGAACTCGTTATTGACACAGTAAAATCTTTGACAACAGGAACTGTTGGGCAGTCACTACACTTTCAGAGAAATGGTATTGTAGAGGCAAATGGTGGTGTGACAGCGAATATTGTTAGTGTTGACTATGCTTTCACGGCAGGATCAGAGGCGACCGATAAGTTGATACTGAGCATTTTACCAACAGAGTTATCAGGGAACGCGCCTTTTAGTGACACTTCATTCGTTGCTGGAAAGTATGTCTTCGGAGATGGCAATTCTCTTACAGCAAATGGTAGTTTTAGAGAGCCTTTGACGAGAAGTTTTGCGTCTGGAAGAATCAAGAAATGGACTGTGAACACAAATAATGATGGTGGTGATCTTGATTTAGTATCTACCAGAGGCGTGTTCAATGTGGATGAAAACATCAGTGAATTTGATTTTGAATTCAAAAATAAAGTTGAAAACAAAGCAAGAATACAAAAAATATCTTCTGGCACAGAAAACGCTAAGACGATTTATGACCAGAGAATATCACTAAATATAACTGGTGTTGATGGTGAGTCACTCTCTGTCAATTCTTTCGCCACTGACGCAGCCATAACCTTTGCGAACGGAACTGGTCCAACAGCGGTGATTATTAAAGAGGGTGTGGTGCTAAAATATGGTTCAGTCTCAGGAGAACTGGTTGTCACGAATGCATTTGGCGACTTCTCTACGACAGGAGAATACTTAGTGAGTAGTGATAGCACACCAATAAATGTTCAAGTGATTGGTATCTCTCACTCGAACGAATTGAAAATAAATTCTGGTGATGTTGAATACATACAAAATATAAGACCAATTATTAGAGGTCTGAATCAAACAGAGGAAGCAAGAATCATACTTGGATTCTGACGGAGAAACAAATGGTCTACGACTCAAAACTTTTTAATATTGATCCATTCTACGACGATTACGACGAGGACAAAAAGTTTCTTCGTATCTTGTATCGACCAGGTTTTGGTTTGCAGGCAAGAGAACTTACTCAGATGCAGACGATTCTCCAGACGCAGGTTCAGAGATTTGGCGACCATATCTTTGAAGACGGCTCTAAAGTCGTTGGTTGTGAAATTAGCGATCAAGACGTAAAGTTTATGAGAATTGGTAACGTTGCAGGCACCTCAAGTGTCACGGCAGCGTTTGATGGTAACATAATTTTTGATCACACAGGAACAACAGCACAAACAGCCAAAGTAGTTGCAACACTACCAGGCATCACAAACGATAACTTCGCTATTCTTTTCTACCAAGAACTTAGTGGAAGCACTGGTGCTCATGGGTCTTTAGGATTCACACACGGTACCTCGTTGCAAGCGACTGCCTCAAATGACAACACATCGACGGTGACATTTGAGATTACAGGACATGCGATAGGTGACGCCGATGTAGAGGGAACATCTCTCGGCACAGCCAAAATGGTGAATGTTAACCAAGGCATTCGATACGTTGATGGATTCTTTGTTAAGAGTGATCAACAAGATTTGCCAGTAAACTTACGAAACTCAAGTGGTGTTCGTGTCTTCAAGAATCTAACGACAAAGGTTGGATTCAATGTCAACAAAACAACAGTATCAAGCACAGAGGATTCAACTCTCACAGATCCTGCTAATGGTTTTTACAACTATGCTGCACCGGGTGCTGACAGATATAAAATTGACCTCGTTCTGGGTAACGTCAGTTTTGATCCATCAAGCACGGCAACAACAGGTAATGAGTCGAACTTTATTGAGACATATAGACTTGTCAATGATAACGTGACCAAGAAAGAAAAGTACCCCGACTACTCTTTCTTGTTGGACACTCTTGCAAGAAGAACCTACGACGAGTCTGGTAACTATACAATCCGACCATTCAGTCTTGACTTTACAGGAACAAATGTCGGTGCTGCTGCCACCTCTCTTACTGCTAGTTTGGGTGCAGGTAAAGGATATGTTCTTGGTTACGAAATTGAAACAATCGCGCCCACAGATCTTACCATAAACAAGGCACTAGACACGGGCGATCTAGCAGACGACACACCTTTAGACACAAACATGGGTAACTATGCGATTGTCAGTTTCCCACAAGGCACTCTTGGATACACAGACGGTTTGTCTGCTGGATCTTTTGGTGAAGATTTTGATATTGAACAACACCCTCTCGTCATTTTAGCGACAGGAAATAATCTTGAAGGCCCTGCTTCATCAACTGGTGGTTGCGGAACGGCTAGACTGAGACAGATTGATACTGAGAGTTCCTCGGCTAATACATTCAAAGCCTATCTCTATGATATCAATATGAAGAAACCAGACGCGGGTGGACCAGAAGCAGGATTCTCAAATGTTCAACACATTTATAGAGTCGGTGCTGGTGCAACGGCACCTATGTTCTCCTTGACCGCTGATAGAATCGGAACTCTGAATGATCCCGATACAAACACTCTCCTCTTTGAAGTTGCAAACGTGGATAAGATGAATTCGATCAGTGATCTAGATATTTTCTTCAAGAGAACAAGGTACTTTACAGACTTCAACGCATCAAATGGTGAAAAAACATTCTCTCGTTCTGACTTTGGTTTGAACGCATCTGGAACAGACGTTATTTTTGCTGGTAGCAGTGACTTCTCTGATATTCCAAACAGCAGTGCGACTGTTGTGTTTGATAGATCTGGTAAAATATTGCCAGGTAGAGCAAAGACACAAAGTTCAGCGAGTGAAATGGTGATTGATTTAGACACAGCAGGTCCGACATCTGCATACGTCGTGGCAAACTTTAGAATGCAATCAACGAATCCGATCAGAGATAAAGTTGTAACCACAAAGACACTGACTAACCAACGACTTGAGGGATTGACCTTCTCTGGTGAAGAGGTGTTCCAGTTCTTAGATGGTGATGTTGATGTTTTCGAAATCGTCAGCATCACTGGACAAACTGGTGGTCATAACCCATCAGGTGTCGATGTGAGCATGACAACATTCTTTGACCTAGATACGGGTCAACGAGACAACATGTACGATTTCTCTCGTATTGTTCTTAAGAACGAGCACCATGATAAAGGTGTGACGGCTGTTGACATTACATACAAACACTTTGCACGAAGTGGTAACGAGGGGCCATTCATCGTAAACTCATACACACCAGGTATCTCTTCAAGTGCGATACCAGAGTTTGTTAGTCCAAATACAGGTAAAATTATACCATTAGCAAATGTCGTGGACTTCAGACCCGACAGAGACGGCACTAATCTAAACTTCTTGACAAGCCCAGGTAACACATCACTGGGTGTGACAGGCTCTGCCGCTGATGCTAAACAATTCTTACCAACGAGAGGTATTCAAGATAGTAAAATCGAGGGATCTTTTTACTTATCTAGAGTTGATAAAATTGTTCTTTCGAAAGATAGAAACTTCAGAGTTGTTGAAGGTGTTCCATCTGTCAACCCACAAGATCCAGCAGATCTACCAGATGCAATGACTCTCTACAGAGTCGGCATAAATGCTGACACAAGAGATGTGAATGACGTTTTGCCAACTAAGATTGAGAACCGAAGATACACCATGCGTGATATCGGTGACATTGAAAAACGTGTTGAGAATCTAGAATTCTTTACGAAACTATCTCTTGAAGAAGAGGATGCATTGAATGTTTCTATAACTGGTGCAAACAACACAGAGGTTTTCAAGAATGGTGTCCTCGTTGACTCGTTTGAGGGGCATAGTGTTGGTGATGTATCTAACCAATTCTACAAAGCATCGGTTGATTTTGAAAATGGTGAATTGAGACCAAGATTTACCACAAAGTCTGTTGGTTTGACAGCCGACTCTACCTATACAGCGGGTATTACTAACTCTGCTGCTGGTGGTGTTTCACCATCTGGTTTGTTAACACTAGACTACACAACAGAAAAATATATCAATCAGATTTTCGCTAACTCTACGATTGATCCTAACCCATCAAAAATCTATAACTTTATTGGTGTGCTGACGATTGATCCACCATCAGATAACTGGTACGATGACAATGTAAGACCAGTCGTTCTCACAAACAGTGAGGATCAGAACGATGGTTGGATCGCAGACTCAAATTCACAAGGGTTCGGAACTAGATTTGGTGATTGGGCCTCTACATGGTTTGGTCGAAACTTGATTCAAGCAGCAGAGAAAAATTTGAATCTTCAAGAGTTCTTGACCAGAGCCAGACGCAGAAGAGTAAGTAAACTACTCGAAAATATTCGTGGTCTGAAAAAGAGAAGAGCGAAAAACAGAATTAGAAGATCAAAGCCACAAACCATATTCAACAAAGTGAATGATAAAATTGTTGAACAAGATGTTGTTCGTTTCATCAGATCGAAAACTTTGACAATCACCGCAAAGGGACTGAGACCAAATGTTCGAGTGTATCCATTCTTCGACAACGTAGACGTATCAGGCGCCTGCACACCATCAGGTGGCACGCTAGGCGGAAACATCATGACGGACACGAACGGGCAAGTCACACTTACGTTTGCGATAGCGTCTGGCAAATTTAAGGATGGTGATAAACTGTTTAGACTTGTTGATGATAGTTCGAACGTAGCAGCAAACGCAACGACG